TATTAAATACTATTGAGGTCGCTAAAGCTCCCAAAGCTTACAGATTGGCATTAGAAAGTATTCCTGAAGATTGGTACAACTTTTGCAGAAGCGAAAGACAAGACTTAAATCCTAAAGAAATTTGGGTTCAATTTGTAGATTACTGGGCTAGTGTTCCTGGTTCAAAAGGAACAAAACTTGATTGGTTTGCTACTTGGAGAAACTGGGTAAGAAATCAAAAGAAATCAGCATTACCAAAAGAAACCAAGATGAGTAACTTTTGGGCTCAGATTGAAGGAAACAAGTGATGGACAGAGAATACAAAGAATCTGATTTTTTTACCAAAGATGAAGGTATCAAGTATGTTTTTAAGATGTTTTCCATCATTTATGGAGCAAAAATCACTAATCATTGGGGTGATATGAATGTTTTGGCTGTCATGAATGTTTGGAAAGAGATGATTGGCAATTACTTAACTTACAGGCCAATCCTTGATTTTGCCTTGAATAATCTTGATGCAAAGGGATTTGTGACCACTCCAATGGCATTTAAGGAGCTATGCAGTCAAGCTGGTCGGATTCCAGTAAAGCCTGAAAGAACTCTTACCCATCAAAAGACTCAAGCAGAAATTGATGCTGGCGCAAAAATGAGAGAAGAAGCAATCGCGAAGATTAAGCAATTTACTATGAAATTGAAGGCATGAATGAAGAAAAGTATCGTCATCAATGCGCTGTTCGCCAACTGATTATGTGGCGCAGACAATGGGGTTTAAAGGCTTTTAGGGAATATATGCATAAGCATAAGTTGGAGTGGCAGTTGGTAAGAGATTTTGAAGAGCAATGGGTTAGAGGTAATAGGGCTGATAAAAAAGGAGAATGGAAATAATGAATCTTGAGCAATTAAATGAAAATAGGGTAGAAGAAGCCCTAATTAAGCTTTCTTCTACAGATAGAAGTCATGCAGCATTAGGAGGACAGGTTAAATACCTTGAGGAAGCCATAAAACAGGCTAAGAGCCATTCTTTCTTACTAGCTGAGGGGACAGTAGCCGAGAGAGAAGCAAAAGCCATAGCGAGCCTTAAATATGATGAAGCACTTCAGGCCCATATCAAAGCTTTTATTCAATTCAAAGAGCTAGACAATGAAAGAAACCATGAAATGCGAATTATTGATATTTGGCGCACTTTATCAAGCAATCGCAGACAAGGGAATATGTAATGAGTAATGGCAATAATTCTTATTCTGAAAGGGTCGGAGCTGGTAAAAGCTATGGAGAAGTCCTATTTGAGCTTTATTGCCAAGAAAATAATTGTCAATTTCAAAGACTAGGATTTGATGAAAACCAAGGCAATGTACCTAATTTTTGGAGGATTAACTCAGTTTTAAGGAATTTGCCAGACTATGTTATTAATAATTCCAAAGGCAAAACCTTTGTAGTAGCTGTCAAAGGAACTCAAAATTTTAAGAAAAAAGAGTTTGAGTTGTTGCCAAAGATGATGGAAGCCTTTGGTTCACCAGAAGCACCATTGATTTATGCTTTTTGTTTTGAAAATGAAACTTTACCAATCTGGCTTAAATTAGAAGAATTGCTTGTGCTGTACAACCAATCTCAAGATCAAAAATGGCATGATGGAGTTATCTACAGAAATTTAAATTTAAGGAAAAAAGATGAAAGACTTCAGTATGCCCTTCTTGACAGCCAAAAGCCTGTTAGACCAGTATTACAAAGCAATGATTTCTCAGAACAAGAATTTGGCTTATAAAATTGCCAATGAACTTGTAGAAACAACTTTAAAGCTAGAAGATGTAGCTCATGACAACTAAAAAAGAAAAGGAAAAATATGCAAAGCTGGCAAGATTGGGCTGCATATTGTGTAGGCAAAATGGAATTCAAACAACCGATACACCAACAGAGCTACACCATTGCCGAAGATTTGGTATGCCTAGACACCTCAGTCCAGTCATTCCCTTGTGTGCCTGGCATCACAGGCTTGGAGATGCCAGTATTCACCTTGCTGGAGCTAAAAAGTTCACTTCTTATTGGGGGTTTAGCCAAGAACAGCTCATTGAGAAAACTAGAGAACTTTTAGATGACCTATTATAAAAAAAGGGTAGATGAGAACCAAAAGCAAATAATTCATACTTTTATTGCTTTAGGAGCTTCTGTCCTTAATCTTTCAAGAGTTGGAGAAGGCTGTCCAGATATTCTGATTGGTTATAAAAAACATAGTGTCCTTTGTGAAATAAAGAAAGATAGCAAGTCAACTTTTACTGAGCCCCAAGTCAAATTTATGCAAGAATGGCGAGGTGGACCAGTAAGCAGAATTGATTCCGTAGATGCTGCTATTCGCTTAATTAAAATGCTTGACATGGATAATCAATAAGGCAAAATGTTAAAACTAGAATATTTCTAGTCTTTTTGATCAAAAGGAAATCAAAATGGCAATGGGCAAAACAAGCAATCCAAACTCTACAGCAGGTATTCCTGCTAAGGGTGTAGTAGTTCCTAAAGGTGCAAGCAAGGCAGATATGTCTGGTGAGCGCATGGAAAAGTCGCATCGTGGTGGTGTTGCAATGGGTAAAGAAGATGCTATTGGCTCTGACAAAGAGTTCAATACAGGCCGTACTAGCGGTATCTGCTATGATCATAAGCGCACAACTTATGCGATGGAAGATAAGTATGAGAAAAAGAACTAAATAGAAAAGCGATAAAGGGGGAAGCCTCACTTACTTCCCCCTTATCTGACCAACAATGTAAATCGGAGATACAAAGTGGCTACCGAAACTATACTGACTAAAGAATTACTTCACAATTTATTTAATTATTGTGATGGTATTCTTTATTGGAAAAAAAGAAATGGTAATAAAGCTGGCACTAATGGTGGCAGATACCTTCAAACAGCAGTAAATAAAAAGCTTTATGGTAACCATAGGCTTATTTTTATGATGTTTCATGGCTATATGCCTGAAGTTGTAGACCATATAGATGGAAATGCTTACAACAATTCAATAGAAAACCTTAGAGAAGCCACTTATGCTCAAAATTGTCTTAATTCAAAATTAAGAAAAGATAGCAAAACTGGCGCAAAAGGTGTTACAAAATCAGGAAATAAATACCGAGCAGTTTTATCTCTTGGAAGCTTTGATACTATAGAATTAGCCAAAAATGCTGTAATAGAAGCTAGAAATAGGTATCATGGGGAGTATGCAAACCATGGATAGTTGCCAATCTTGCAGATTCTTTACAGTAGGAGAGCGCATGGGTTTATGCAAGCGGTATCCTCAATCTTTAAATAAATCGACTGAAGACTGGTGTGGAGAGTGGGATTACCCTAAAAACCATGTAATTGAGGCCATCACCTCTGGATTGACTGTTACTTTTAGCGAAGAACAACCAAAAAAGAAACCAGGAAGGCCAAGAAAACCATGAAATTAAAGCCATTGCTAGACAAAATTGTAGTTAAACCTGATGTGCGAGAGCTTTCTAGCATTATTTATGTTGACAACAAAGAAGTGGAAAATATGGGAACTGTCATCGCTGTAGGTCCTGGCAAGAAATTGCCTAATGGTCGCAGAGAAGATATGCCTATAGAAGTAGGAGCTAGAGTCAGATTCGGAACTATGAATGATGACAAAGGTGAGGAATACTTAAAATACTTCCCTTATGTTGAAGATGGGGTTAAGTACCTAGTCATGAGTTGGCAAGATATTTGCTTTCAGGAGGATGCAAATGTTTAAATGGTTAATAAACTGGTTTAAGTCTGAAGCGCAAAGCTATGAAAAGCAAAAGTCTATGACCCCTGATGAAATCCTTGCTTCATGGGCTACATTTAATAAAGAACCAGCAGTAAAAGTCAAACCAACCCTTAAAAAAGCCACAACTAGGAGCAAAACCATGCCACTCAAAAAAAGCGCAACAAAGAAAGCATTTGTATCTAATTTGAAAGAGGAGCTCAAGGCAGGTAAGCCAAAAGCTCAGGCTCTAGCTATCGCATATAGCGAAAAGCGAGCAGCAACTAAAAAAACAACAAAGAAAGGAAGCAAATAATGGACATTAAATCAGTAAAAGTAGCTTTTGAGCATACAACAGCAGAATTAGAGCTAATTCTTGCTGGTCTAAGAAAACTTCCTATGGAGTTGGTTCAGAAACTGCATGATGAGATTATCCTAAAAGCTAATGCACAAGTAGCAGCTCAAGTAGCTCAACCAGTAGGACCAGAGGCTGCACCTGTAGATGCAGAACTAAATGTCCAATAATCCAAATACCTATCTTCCTTATCCAGTACCTCAATCCATAGAGGAAGTCCAAGCCGATATGAGTCAACTCATGTATCAGCCAGGAGTCCCACAAGAACTGCAAGATCAGTATACAAACCTCATTAATAGTCCTACTATTCAAGCTGATATAGACCAAGCAGAGGCTAATTCTGACAGTATGACTAATGAGTGATACAGTTTAGCTATGGATAATCTAATTTTCATAGTAAAAGGCTAAGATAATCATGACCTTAGAAAAACATACAGAAGAATCAAAGGCTAAGATAGCTGAAGGCATGAAGGGCAACCAAAATGCTAAGAAGAAACCTTTCACAGAGCAGATGAAAAGATTCATCATGGCTAATCCTCAGAAGATGGAGAAGATCATCGAGGGATTGTTTAAGGAAGCAGAAGGAGGCAGCATCCCTGCATTGAATATGATTATGGATAGGGTAGAAGGAAAGCCTATTCAATCCCAAGAGATAAGTGGTCCTGATGGTGCAGAGCTAGTAAAGGGCATTGGATTCATGTTTGTAGATGGCAATGTCAAGCCAGAGTGATACAACAGGCTTTATTTGGCCTCAGTTCCCTAAGAAGCTAAAGTGCTTAGTTGAGCCAGAACATAGTCGGTACAGAATACTGTTTGGCGGCAGAGGAGGCGGTAAATCTCACTCGGTAGCCAGGATGCTTCTCTGCAAGGGAGTATTAAAGACAATCAGAGTCTTATGCGCCAGGGAGTTCCAGACTTCTATTAAAGATTCAGTCCATAAGCTCCTAGTAGATCAAATCTATGACATGAAGCTAGAAGCCCATTATGAGATAACCCAAAGCACTATTAGGGGTAAGAATGGGACAGAGTTCATCTTTGCTGGTATCAAGAACAACATCAATGGTCTAAAAAGTATCGAGGGAATAGATTACTGTTGGTGCGAGGAGGCAAACAATATCTCCAAGCTATCTTGGGATATTCTCATTCCTACCATTCGCAAAGAAAACTCAGAGATATGGATTACCTTCAATCCAGAATTGCCTACTGATGAAACCTATAAGCGGTTCATCTTGAATCCTCCTGACAATGCTGTAGTGCAAAAGGTGAACTGGAATGACAATCCTTGGTTCCCTGCTGTTCTAGATCTTGAAAGGCAGTCCTTAATGAATAGGGACTTTGAGGCTTATCAGAATGTCTGGGAAGGCTTTACAAGGTCAACCATTGATGGAGCTGTATTCGCTAGAGAAATGCAAAGGGCTGAAGGTGAGGGTAGGATTACTAATGTCCCCTATGACTCAGTTAAGCCAGTTTTGGCTGTATTTGATATTGGGTGGGCAGATGCAACAGCTATTTGGTTTGTACAGTTTATAGGCATGGAAACTAGGCTTATTCGGTACTATGAAACCACTCAGACCACTATCAGCGAGATATTGGCTAAGATGCAAACTTTTGGCTATGTCTATGAAACCTTGTATTTGCCTCATGATGCTCAAAACAGAACCATACAATCTAATGGTAGAAGCCTTGAGGAGATAGTCAGAGCCTCTGGATACAATGTCCGAATCATTGAAAGAACTCCTATTGCAGACTCTATTAATGCTGCTAGGACAATCTTTAACTCATGCTATTTTGATAAGACCAATACTATTGCAGGATTAGACTGCTTGCGACATTATCGGTATGATGTAGACCCAGATACTAAGCAATTTAGTCAAAAACCAGTTCATGACAATTATTCGCATGGAGCTGATGCTTTTAGGTATATCGGGCTTATGATTCAGGAAAAGAAAATAGTCAAAAGAAAACCAATGGATTATAGTATCTCCAGTTGGATGGGCTAACAGGGAAACATTATGGTAATGAATGTCGAAAGCAATGGTGGTGTTTACTCTACCGAATATGGCGATGACTATGAATCAGGAGTAATCGAGGAAGCTAAAGAGTTTCTGCGCTTTTGCTCTGATAATGATTCAAATAACCGAGTTGAAGCCTTAGATGACCTTAAATTCGCGGGTGGTGACCAATGGCCTGTAGAGATTCAGAACTCTAGGCTACTTGAATCTAGACCTTATCTGACCATTAACAAGATTGATGCTTATTGCCGACAGATTACTAACCAACAAAGACAGCAAAGACCTAGGATGAAGGCTCATGGTATGAATACCGAGTCCGATGAAAAGGTAGCAGAAGTCATTACTGGCATCCTAAGACATATTGAAAACCAATCAGATGCAGACTCAGCCTATGACAATGCCTTTGATTTTGCAGTTCGCATGGGATGGGGATATTGGAGAGTAGTTCATGACTATCCAAGTCCTGATTCTATGGACCAAGAAATCTATATTAAGCGCATTGAAAACCCATTTATGGTCTATTTTGACCCTAATTCGACTCAGCCTGATGGCTCTGATGCAGAAAAATGCTTGATTACTGAAGTCATTAGCAAAGAAGTATTTCGCAAGATGTATCCTGGTGCTGATGATGGAGCAGGGTTTACCCCAAGAGGTACAGGAGATTCCCAGTCAGAATGGATTACTAAAGAAGATATTCGAGTAGCAGAGTTTTTTTATACAGAACATACTCGGATGAAACTATTGCTTTTATCTGATGGCACTACTTGCTATGAAGATGAAAAGCCTAAAGAAACTGTCATGCAAGATGCTGGCATTTATGTAGTTTCTAAGCGAGAAACCATTAAAAAGCAGATTAAATGGTGCAAATTGACAGGAATGGAAATTCTTGAGCAAAAGGATTGGGTCGGTAAATACATTCCAGTTATTCCTGCTTATGGTCAGCAGCTTATTGTTGATAGCAAAAAGAAAAAGTTTGGCCTTACTCGAATGGCTAAAGACCCACAAAGAATGTACAACTTCTGGTCAACTGCCCTTACTGAATCAGTTGCTCTTGCTCCTAAAGCTAAGTTTTTGCTTGCTGAAGGTCAAGATGAAGGTCATGAAATGGAGTGGAATACTGCCAATATTAAGTCTATGCCTGTATTGCGCTATAAGCAAAAAGACTCAGAAGGAATGATTGCTCCTGTTCCTACAAGGATTCAGCCTGAACCTCCTCCTACTGGTATGGTTACTGCATTGCAAGGCTTAAACAGCGATTTAATGGCTGTAGTGGGCATTTATGACCCTTCTATGCTTCCTCAAGGCAATCAGTCTGGCAAAGCCATTAATGGTCAACAACAACAGACCGACATGACTAACTTTCACTACTATGACAACCTTACTAGGTCGATTAGGCAAGGTGGTCGCATTTGTTTAGATTTGATTCCTCATATCTATGACAAAGAGCGAGTAATGAGAATTATTGGAGCTGATGGTAAAGGTGAGCTAATTACTATTAACCAAAAAGCCCAAGATGAACAAGGTGTAGAAAAAGTCCTAAATGATGTAACTGTAGGTCGATATGACATTGTGATGGAAACTGGTCCAGGCTATGCTTCTAAGCGACAAGAAGCAGTAGATTCTATGATGACTCTATTGACTGCTGACCCAGGCTTAATGCAACAAGCTGGTGACTTAATATTTAGAAATATGGACTTCCCTGGTGCTGAAATTGTGGCTGACCGATTGGCTGCTGCTAACCCATTGGCTCAAATTGATGAAAAAACTGATATTCCACCTCAAGTCCAGATGCAACTCAAGCAGTCACAGATGACTATTCAGCAGTTGCAACAACAGATTCAACAAATGACTTTAGATATGAAGTATGGTGCTTCTGTTGCACAGCAACAAGAAGAAGCAATGACTCAGCGCAAGCAAATGGAATTGCAAGCTAAGATGCAAGATACTCAAATTAAGACTGATACTCAAGCGCATGACACAGTTATTAAAACTGAAACTCAGAAAGAAATTGAGCAAATGAAGGCTCAATTAGCTCTTTTATTGGCTAGAATGGATTTGCGGTCAGAAAAAGCAGCTATGGATGAAGCAATCGAAAGGGGTATCTAATGGTAGCCGAAGTAGTAACTTCAGAAAACCGAGATGCTTATATGAAGCAAAAGCTTGGTATTAAAGATAAAAAAAAGCAAGAATACCCTATGGCTGCTCATGGAACTTGGTATGGTGAAGGCACATATGAAAAAGATGGTGGTATTTTAAGAAAAGTATCACCTAGTGAATATATTGCAAAAGTAGCACCAATGGATATAAATGAAGCTGATTCAAGAGAAAATATTGATTTGTTAAAAGAACATATTTTAAAAGGTAAAACTCTTGACCCATTGTTAATTCGCAAAAATGGCAAAGAAGATGGAAGGCATCGAGCATATGCAGCAAAAGAATTAGGTATATCCCATGTTCCAGTAAT